GCATCAAGCTGTTGGATGAACCAGTAACCTTGAAGATAGAGGTGATGATGTCGTTGAGTTCGGACTCAGCGAATTCATCGTCAGTTACGTCAGCAATCGAAGCGGCTGGAGTGCGGAATGCCGATGGAACATCCCCAGGACCTGCGCTGTCAATCCAGTCACCGAGACCACGAAGTGCGTAGGCTGTACCTGCTCCATCTTCTTGAGCACGATCCTGAGTACCGCAAAGGGTAGCTTCGATGTCACGCTTGAGTTCACGGATGCTTTTAGCTTCAGCTTGAGCAAGCTTTGCAGGACCAACGCTGTCAACGGCCTCTTGGAGGTCGGAAACTTGGTAGTCACGGCGGAACTTCTGGATGTAATTGCCGAGGCGAGCACGACCAGCGAACTTGTCGGTGAATGTGCTGACGTCAGCACCCTCAGCGATACCTGCGGTAACAGGAGCCGAAAGGCTATCAACGGTCCACTCCACGAAAGTAGCGGAAGCTTTTTGTTTATTTGCGGATGAAAGGACAGGAGTCTCTTCAGGAGCAAGGATAGTCAAGACGTCGGTCAAGTCCTCACGATTGGAGACCGCTGATCCTGGGTTAGTTGTGTCGAATGTATTTGAGAATGCCATTTTGAATGAATATTATAGTTATCGTTGTAGTTGTAGTTTTCGCATTTCAGCAAAGTCACGAGGATTTCCGGATTCCCGGAATCGAGTTTGTAGATCCTTTAGTGCTTTAGCAGTTCTTGTTGGACCCTGTTCGGATTTGGATGAACCAGTTGGTCCAGTACGAGTTGGCTTCAGTGCGTGTGCCTTGGATTTATCCTGGACTAACTTGCGATTATAAATACTGTTAGCACCATGTGCGAACCAGTACTCAAGCTGGCTTGAGATATCCGGTGCTTCACGATCAAAAATCCTTTTAATATCCTGGAATCTTTTATCCTGGATTACGGATTCGTATTGCTTTTTTACGTAGTTATCTTCGCTGTTTAGCCAAGGTAGTTCTTCGGCGGCACGTTGCTTGAAGGATTCCTCTATTTGTTTTCCCTGTATTCGGGATTGAACCTTTTGGAGTTGATCCGGGAGGAATGTCTTCTGAGCTTTTCTAGCCTGGAGTAAGGATCGACGCACATCAGCTTTGGTGAATTCTTTACCTTCAACTTCAGTGATCACGTCATCCGCTGCGTAGTTGTCACTCTCGAATAGGAGTTCCTCAGCCCACTCAACAATATTTTCAATCTCGGTAGCCTTTTCTTGTAGGGCCTCGACGGTCTCAATATTGCTGAAGGGATTATCCTTAATGGCCTTTTTAGCCTTTAATGGATCGTTCTCCTGCTCTTGGAGTTTAGCTTCCAACGCAGCAAGTCGCTCTTCCGCAGCTTTTCGCTTTGCAGTTAATGCACCGAATCGTGCAACCGCTTTGCTTCCTAGCTTGTCGGACAGCTCCTTTAACTCTTCCTCGGACATAGTGTCCAAGTCAAACTGTGAAAGAACATCTTCTTCGTTCTCAGTAGTCTCCTCTGTTTCCTCTTGGACCCATTCGGATTCTTCTGTTACTTCATCAACTTCTTGGGGCTCCTCCTCTTGCTCCGGCTCCATTGGCTCCGGCTCTTGAGTCATTTCCCCTAGTCGCCGATTAGCGAACTCAGAAACGGACATGTTTGTATTATCCACTGGATTTGTATCTGCCCCAGAGTCAGCAGTCGTGCTTTGCTTTGTCATAATTATCCACTCATTTACGCCGAGATGATAGCGAGGATTGGATTATAGCATAGCTTGTTTCATTACATACGATCCTGGAATCGGGACTGCAATAATGGCCAATCAGCCATTTGCAGAACCTGGTCATATGTAATAATGCGACCGGATATTTGCTGCATGAGTTCAACCGGTGCCTCGTGCAATTCCGATATAGCTTCTTCACGTAGCTGGTGAATTAACCGAACAAATCGAGCGAAGTGCTCGTGGTTATGCAGTGCTTTGATGTCGTCCTGTATATTCATAATTATTTAGCTGGGACAAACCCCGTTGTGTACATACGTGATGCTTCACGTCTACGGTCAATGTGCTCCTTGCCCTTCTTTGGTTTAAGGAACCTTTTGACAAGCATGTCAAAGATTTCTACCGGATCCTCGGATGAAGCGAACATAGCCCTTAGATGCTTTGCATTCCCCCGGCCCAAGTGCTCTTGTTCGTCTCCGTATATACTGTCATAAACGTAGCGAACCTGTGAGTCCTCGTTGTCCTCAATCCCCTTGCGCTTTAGGTACTTCTTGTAGTTCGGCTTATGGAAGTCAAACTGGAATAGCCCGTAACCGGGCCCTCCTTGGTACTGCTTCTGCCGGAAGTCAAAGCTACCACCAGTTTCAACATCGATATTTCCAAGCATTGCCGTAACTACGTACGGGTTCTCCGGGAAGTACTTCTTGAGCGTTCTCCCAATATTGACAACTTGGTCATACTTTCTTTCCTTGTCCAACTGCTCCTTGGTGCGCTTGTTTGCGTATTCTCCTGGTGTCATATCCTACATTCCTTGTGTTTGAATTTCACCCATCTGTGCAGGGGCTGTACCTATGCGGCCAATCTCAGCATTCTGGACTTGTTGCATCTGGAATATGTACTGACCAGCGTATTTCTGTAGACGTGCAGCAAAGAGCTCGTCATTCTGGGCACGCTCTGCTATGTCCGGTTGCTGGCTGTACTGCTGGATGATTTGCATAGCAATCTGAGCTCCGGCAGGTCGTGCCGGCATTTCGATACCAGCAAAGATCTTGGATAGGTCATCAGTGACATCCTTTATTACTTGCTGTTGTGCAGTTTCCACTGGCTGAAGAATTGCATCCGCCATGATTGGGTCAATCTCCTGAGCAGCAATGTCCAGGAACCCATCCATGTTCATTCGGTTATTTACATTCAACGGAATGAGTTGGCTGAATTGCTGGAGCTTATTTTTAACCGTCTCGGGATCAGTATTCTGAACATCGAAGTTAATCAAGATATCGAAGTTCTCGTCCGGGTTCCCCTTATTGAATACTTGTGGGTCCGGAATACCGGTAACCCTAAAAAAAACTTCGTCCGGACCGAACCGCTGAAAACAACGGAACGCCATGCGAAGAACCTCTGCTGTATGGCTGAGGAACTTATCCACAAGGAATTGCTGGCGAACTGCGCTGATCCTTGAATTCTCATCCAATCCAACCAATCGATCCGCTAGGCCGGTTAATGTTTGCTCCATTTCCAGTGAGCCAGTATTGTACTGAGGAGTCGGCGCAAAATCCAAATCCCCTTTGCGGCGGTATGGAATCATTCGACCAGGGCCCCAGTCAGAAGGTGCTTGTCCTACGGGGTGCAGAATAGGAGGTAACGTCGCTAGGCTATTTCTATCGATTCTTGAATCCCGCTCTACCTTTACCTGATTCTGGATACCCCGCAGGAGCGATGGAATTGTTTGGGAATCATAGAGTCTCTTGCTGTCCTCGGATAAACGTGTTACTACGATTGGGTAATCCTCGTAGCCGTTCAGCAACTCGAACTTTGCGTAGCCCTGAATATCATCGTCCCCATTGAAGTTCTTATGGAATACCGTGCAGTAAATACCCTCGGACCCGTCCTCTGGATCAATCAGTCGCTGGTACCCGTACACAATCTCTATTAACTCATCAGCTTCGTAAGCATTGTCAGTTAAACTGATAGAACGCCGGCCTTCTTGCTCACGCTCAATGCTATCAATATTAACTCCACGGAATTTAGAGATGATGTGATCCACGAAGCCCTCGTCCCAGTTGTCGGTATTAACTTTATTCTGGAGTTCCTGTGGTGTGTAGTAAGTCCTCCAAAAGCAATAGGGTGCACGTTGTGGATCCGTTACGTACGGAGGAAAAAAGAAATCCCCGTCCGGTGCTAGAGTCTTGACCTCTGGTGCATTAATTTGCCGGCGAACAATCGGCAGTTGAGTGACTCCGTCCTTGCGTAGTTCTTTGAGTGCTTTTTTAGCACGTTTCTCAGATACACCATCAAAGGTGTTCTGCATTAGAATGATGAGCTCCTCGTCCCGGTCCCCGGATTGAACTGCTCGGTATATATCAGGAGATAGCTGGGCAATCTGCTCGATGTCAATCTCCTGCTTATAGCTGCGGTCCTCCTGGTGCCACCCTACGTAGCTAATGAGAATTCCACGCTCAAGAAGGTAATTAGCACCGAGCTCCATCTCACGGTAGAAGCGGGGTATATAACCGGAGGATACCATCCATTTCAAGAAACCCGATACCAGTTTGCTGCGGGCGATGTCATTACTTTCAACCGGGAAAGCACGTACATTAGCACGACGCAGGGAAGCCATGAACAATGACACAAGGCGTGTAATTCTTTCATCGATTATGTGGCACTCAATATCGGAAGCACCTTCCCAAGGGAAAGCATCCGCTCCGTGCTTGCGATGATCCCGGCTTTTGCCAGGCCACCAGTTCCGCCGATCATCGTACGAATCCCGGCAGAGATCGAAATAACCCTCCAGCTCTGTAACTGTTTGGTCGTATGCGTAATTAAGGGTGCGGATATCGGGCTCGTCCGACAGGTATGTTAAAGCCTCAGAAGCAGAATCACTGTTCATTTAATCTATTTTGGATGGATTTTATTAACCTTTGTACAAAGGTTCTCGAAACCCCTATCTTATCATATAGGTCCTCACTTGAAAGTGGTACCCGGGTTTCGTGCAGAACTGTACGTTTAAGTATCTCAAAAGCCATGAGTCGATCCGATTGCTCATAATTCCAATTATGGCTCCATGTATCCGGATCATCGTTTAATGTATCGATAGGATGTTCCTGTTGCATCTTGAATTCCCTCAAAACATATTACTTTATTGATTAGCTTACCACGTAGTTGGCGAGGAATCATAACCGGGACACGCTTACCAATCTCCTTTGAGTAAACGAAGTTATACCTCGGGTTCGGGCACTCCTTCAGAACGTGGCCAATGAAGTTCTTCGGAATGATCTCATTGATAAAAAAACCATCATTGATGATAGCTTGACCCTCCTCGGATATCCACGTGTTCTTACCGGACCCAGTCACGAATTCCTCCGGGATCTTGTCCTTTATAATTTTAATGGCCTCCTCGAAAGGGACCTCGTATTCTTCAGCTATTGATGCTAGTCTTTGTTTTGGCATTAGTACCCTCCTTTTTTGTTAGTAGTCGCCCGCATACCGCTTTGGGCAAAGTAGTCCGGGCCCATCCCGGCATTTGACATTCGCAAGTAACGAATTACGTCGAAGAAATCCTTCAGTGCTTCATCGGACTTACCCTGTGCATTGTAGTTCAAAAGGCTGTCGATTAAGTTCCCGCAGTCCTCGTGCACGTAGCACCGGGGCCGATTGGCCTCATCAATGCCATAGTCCGGGTTATAGTAGAACCACTCGTCCAGGGCGGTGTTACCAATCTTCTCCTGTGAACCATCAGTTGGCAGGAAGCTCATGCCGTAGTCATAAAAGCTGGTGAAGAGGTCCACATTGTTCTCGTTCTCCTTGGCGAAGAAACGGGAGTCCCCGATTCTTTCTGTTACCTTAATGTTGAGTTCCTTTTCTATTTCCAGGAACAGTTCGCAATAACGCTCCACATCGTACCCGAGTTTCTTTGATGCTGGACCGTACCTCCATTTGGGGTCACCGAATATCGCCCACTCACCGTAGGTATTCCTGTCCGGCCATTCCCGACGGATAAAGATCTCCTCCTCCTCGGATACCCCAGCCCAGATGGATACGTAGTTCCTAGCGAATGCTGGGTCCACTACCTGATACCATGTAAGGGAATTATGATCCGGGAAACTTATGCCGTATTTATTTGG